AACGTCGTCATGATTATTGCACTTCTTACATTGCTTGAACTTGTCCATGTTATCCATCCTGTCTCTGTGTCACGATTTCTTAATAAGTAACACGATTGTAAGTATTTAACATTGATGCGTGTCACTATTATGGTATTTCGTGACACCATTATCGTGTCCAGACTATTGTGAAGATTGTGAAAATGAACTGATTGCTTTGACTCTTTGTTAATGAATCCATGAGATTAATAGTGTCTATCTGTTAGAAATGTTCCACACATCTCACAGAACAAGCTTCGATTCTTCGTAATGTTGTTTACGTGCCGACACTTCGCTTTGTTACATGTGCTTAGTATGTCGCTGTTAGGCAACGATCTGTTATCCACATGGAATCTCAACGCTTTCTCTTCGTGTCTCAACGCCTTATCACGTGCTCCAATGATGACTCCAATCTCATAGTCCTCACGTTGCCTGTTAATTTCTTCTGGAGTCATGGTCACACTTCCCGCTGTTGAGGCATGAATAAACGGCCAAGTGTTATCGGGTCGTGCATATGATTGTAGAATGACTCCATACACTTGAAGCAGTTCTTTCTTGACGCTTTGTCGCACACTGGACAATCATCCATTGGGTTCTTAGACACCTTGACCGCTGCAACGCTATGACTCTTCACCGCTGCAACGCTGTTGGCACTAAGTATCTGGTCCAAAAACGCTAAGTCGCTGTCACCGCTGTTAATCCCATCACTTGTCAATGTGTCACCGCCTATCTATTTTTTGTGTCACGGACTCAGGATTTTAACCTAATGTCTGTGATAAAAATAAAAAAAGGTAGGAAGGTTTTATGCCTTCCTAATTACCAGTATGCCGTCAATGACAGCTTTGGCCAGATTGTCCATCCTTGTCTTAACTTCCGTGTTGTTGTCGCCAGTGTACCTGAGCATTTTCTTCAGATTGTCCCATGCGATTTTCTCGGAGTCCTTCGAAGTGTCGTAACGTCCGCCCTTCCATCGTCCGGCCTCAGAGTCCTTCTGACCTTCTGGTTTTGCATTCAGGATGTCTTCGACATCTCCCTGTCCTTCCATTGCCTTGTCGTTTTTTGCCATTTTCTTTACCTCCATGTCAGAGATATTTTATTATATATCTCTATCAATCGGGAAGCATTGTAAGTATATAAATCTTTCTATTGAGTATTATAAAGGATTAATATATTTATTCTATTATAATAATACCCTTATAGAGAGGCGATCGAATTATAGACAGATTAATATATATGTCTTTTTATTTTAGTCCCGATTATCTTTATGGGGTTATATATATATTAGTCGGAGAATATAAAGCCTTGATTATTAAACGAATAGAATTATATAAATGGGGGGATAAAAATCCCTATAAACGAATACTCCCACAGTTTTCATATGAAAAGGAGTCTCAGCACAAAAAATATATAAAGCCAGTCACAAAATCGAAATAATAAAATTATGCGATCCAGAACATTTCTAATCCTTCCACAATCAAGTTTAAATACTTCAAAGCCACTATGGGATGATGTGATATAATGGATCATGATAAAGTTCAATGCGCTGGCATTAAGGTTGACACAGGAGAAAGATGTACCCTTCGAACCGATGACTCCAGTGGCTATTGTCACAAGCATAGAGAACAATTGAATAGAGAGACTGAGTACACCATTACGAAGTGTGTCAACTGTCCTATCTCTTCCTGTGCTTTCCATGAGAAAGGCCCAGGCGGTCTATGCTTCTTTGAACTTGCAGACAGCGTCAAAGACTTCGATGAGCAATGGAAGCTCTATCAGGCTATGCGTGACCAGTTGAAATTCAATAGACTATTGATCAGTCGCATGGAAAGAGAATTGTCCAGACGTGACATGTCCAATCTTGGAACTAAAGGAGACACAACGAATACACTCATGAAGAACCATCAGGCACTTGTGGCCATTAATGGCGGCCAGATGTTAGCATTTGGAACATTCATGGGATGGCGGTCAGATAAGACGGATGACAGCAAAGTTGCGGAGAGAAGGAAGTCACTGGAAAAGATATTCGCACGTGAGAAGGAAGAGGACAAAGAGGAAGAAGAGAAGAGGAAGCAAGCCGATATAGCAACGGTGTGACACTATGGGCGTTGAAGATGAAGTCCAGATAGCCAAAGACATGGCCGACAAGTGTAGCACCGGACAGCCATTCATCGTTGAAGAATTGAAGCCAGAGGACTTGTACAACTTCACTCTCGCTTCCTGTATCTATGGCGGTTACACTGGTAGAAAGAGAATCAAGCTTCGACCATACCAAATGAGACCATGCTGGAGAGTCATTGAAAGTGTGACACAGAAGATGGGATTGGAAATTGTGGCCATGTTGTCCAGACAAAGTGGAAAGACTACTGGACTACCTGGGGCCGGACTCCACTTTCTCTCAACCCTTCCAACGATCTACAAGCCAATGAAAGATGGCTTCCAAGCTGGAATCTTCGGTCCCAAATTCCCACAAGCCCAACACGCATTCAACATGTACAAATTCTTCCATGACACTCACTTCATGCACGACCAGTTAGGAATTAAGACACTGAAGAACAATTCTGAAGAGTTGTGGCTGTCCAATGGTGTTCGAATTTATTGTGAAACAGCATCCATTAACGCAATGATTGAACGTCTTACACTTGACCTGGCATATTGCGAAGAGGCTCAGAATATTCAGGACACAAGACTTCTTAACTCTATCTATCCTATGTGTAGTAGCACGAATGGGACAAGAGTATTAACAGGATCACCAACACCAGAACGCCTCGGTCACTTTTACAATGTATCCAGTCGTGCAGGAAACAACATCTTCTGTTCTACATGGGAGGACGTTGTAAGAGAGTCAGCAGACAAGTATGCAAAAGACTATGAAATGTACGTCACCAAAGAAATGAATCAGCATGGACGCCAGTCAGACTACTTCAAGACTCAATACGACTTGGAGTGGACGAGTGTCTCTTCGAATTTTGTAACCATTGAAGAATTGACCGATCTTCAAGGTGGTAACTTGATTCTGAAAACAGACGAACCTGTTGTCGTTGGAATAGATCCAGCAAGAGTCAATGACTCAACAGTTATGACCATCATGACCATGATTGGCACTCCCCATATCTGTCTCTGGGCTGAATGGAGAGGCGACGATTGGAAAACACAGTCTCAAGACATAGAAAGTATTTTATCTAACTACAGCAATATCTTCACCGTCAACATAGACACTCTGCATGGTGAAGGAATCAGTGACTATCTATCAGAAAAGATTCCAGTAGCCAGGTTGCCAATGGAAAGAATGGTGCAAAGCTTCATGTGGCAAGAGTTGAGAAAGGCGATAGTCAATAAAAAGTTCACCTATCCAGCAGTTGACAAGGTGGAACGATATCGCTTCGAGGACCAGTTAACATCACTGGCAGCTAAATGGGTTGGCAACCTCTTCAAAGTCAACTCACCCAACCAGAGAAACAAGCATGACGACTATGGTGACTCACTCGCACTAACATGGTTTGCCCTGTGCCAACGACCTGAGAATGGTGAAATGGATGAACGCTTGAAGCCTATCATACCGAGAAAGATTAACAGGCCAAGAGCAACAAGACCAAAGGGCTTTACAAGACCAAGGATGTGACAAGATGGACGGAGACGAATTAAACGAAGGGATAGCAAAGAAAGTCAAGGGATGGTTTACCAAGAAAGAGGAAAACTATGAACTTGAACCACGTGGTGGAAAGGTTAAGGCTAAGTCTGAAACATCACCAACGTCTAAACTGGATACTGACAGAATCGATCCTATCCTTCTTGAAAATATGTTTGCCAGTGAACCTATTCTTGGCGGTGGCATTGTCGGATGGCAGATGCTTCTTGAGGATGCTGGATACAGAGTCATAGCGAAGAAAGAAAAGACTCAGGCACTCATAGATGAACTCTTCCAGGACACAACGCTTTATGACGAATCGATTGAAAAATTCCCACTCCACACTTGCATATTTGGTAACTGGTGGCTCGAACATATATTCGGAAGGAAGAATAATATTGTTGACTTCATAAGTGTAGATCCAAAGTCAATGCAAGGTTTCTTAAAGAAATATCCTGGATCAACCGAAATTCAGGTAAATGGACTTGGACGCCCAAAGGCATATGAACTGATGACATCGAATGGTGCAAAGGCGACCTACATTCCAAATCTTGAAATGTCGTGGAGGCCCTGGATTCAAGTCACTCACACACAGTTAGGCCTCGGCATGGTAGAACAGGCATTCAGAGACTCGACGCTTAAGGAGAATCTTGAACAGGCCAGAGTCCAGACAGCTTACGACTTGGCATGGAAGAAGCCAATCGTCAACTATGGAAGCCCTATCTTCCCATCAAATGCCCAGCTGGAGAGCAAAGCAATTAGACTGGCACAAGATTTAGCCGATCCTGACTTGGACTACGTTGTAGTGCCAGCAAGTGAAATGACAGTCGACTATCCCCCAATGGTAGAAATGAAAGACACTATCATTAAACAATTGGAGTACACAACGAAACTTCAAGCTGCTGTCATGCAAATGCCAGTACCACTTCTCGTTCAATCAGGTGAAGGTGAGAATCAGGCGACTCTTGAGTTCTTACTGGATTGGTTCGAGATTAAATTCAAAGCGTTCCAACGCAAGATGAAGATGGATAAAATTGTCAAGAATGTCATCGTCTGGAACGAGAAGAAGAAGAACAGAGATGCCACGATTGATTGGACAGGACTCGAAGTTGTCTATGGAAAGTTAAGTGACAAAGCAGCCAAAGAGTTCGTCATGAGGATTCAGAGATTGGCAAAGACTGGCCTGATAGACGCAAACGATCCAGATGTCAAGAGAAAGGTTGACGAAGCACTCGACATTGTCAGGACATCACCAATGCCAAGAAAAGTCGATGATGACGTTGACACAAGTAACAATCCACAAGGACAAGGAGAGGATGAATAATGCCATACACAAAAATAGATGAAGTGCCGGAACAGTTAAGACAGCATAAAGGAATACCTTTAACACTTGGACAGGCGAATAGACTGGCTGAAATTGCTGACGCTATCAAGAGAGATAGTAAAACTGTCAAAGAGCCATGGGCATTAGCATGGTCTGTCTGGATGAAAGAACACAAAGAGTCCGATGGCAAGTGGGTGAGTGTAGAGAAAGTCAATGACAAGTACCTTTCAAATTCAATCGCCAATCAGCACTTGATCGACATTGGAGAACACTGGCACGAAACAGATGCCGAAATCAGGACAACCATTCATTATGGACATGATCATGGCATAGAAGTTGATGATGAAGGAGATGGTAAGACTACAAAGGATAGTGGCCACTACCATTACATTGCTGATTGGGTTGTTCAGATTAATGAGAACCACACCCATAAAATTCCACGCAGTATGAGAGACATTGAGATTCCAGAACCAGAGAATAGATTACCGCCACAACGTATACCACCAAGAGATTTTGAAGATGTCTATGACGAGTTCAGTGTGGCAAAACCATTCGGTCATCCAGCCGGTCAGTTGCTTCAAGCCAAACGTATCATAGCATTGATACCGGAACACAAGAAATTCTGTGAACCATTCGCCGGATCAGCAACAATCTTCTTCATGAAGAATCCGACAGATGGGCCAGAAGTCTTGAACGACATGAATCCTGAATACGTCAGAGCATTGACAAGTCTCAAGACTCTCACCGATTCTGAAATTCAATCCATCATCAAGAAGAACTGGACAGGTAGCAAAGCGTATCACGACAAGATAAAAGTAGCAAAGCCACCGGAATCAAAGGTAGATTGGCTTCACTGGTTCTTGTACAAGACGACATTCTCATTCGGTAGCATGGGCAAGAGCTTCGACAATTCTGATGAAGGTCACACATGCACACTGAATCAAGTGAGACGCTATGAGGCCATCAGAAACAGGATGAAGAATGCGGAAATTGTCAGGAAGGACTGGATAGATGTCGTCAAGGAACACGATGGACCTGACACCTTCTTCTACATCGATCCGCCATACTACAAGGCAAAGGACAAGAGAGCTGCATCGTTCAAGATTGGCGAAGTGGACTTGGACAAGTTCGTTGAGATACTGAAAGGTATCAAGGGTAAATTCATTGCATCCATTGGCAATGAGGAAGATTGGATCGTAAAGTTAAAAGCGGCTGGCTTCCAAGTCCAGAAGATTACTTCACCACGCGCCATTCCAGCACTCGCCAAAGGTTCAAAGAAGTCAACACAGGACTGGCCCTTAATCTCGAACTTCACAATGAAGCCAGAGGGCAAGTACTCTATGGAAGAGTTTGAAGTTGTCGACTACGATAACAACATCTACACTCCAGACGCTTTGCTAAAAGGCATCAACACGTCATTCGTTCTTCCAGCGATCATCCATGAAGTGCCAGATGGATTGAAGTGTGTCATCAGGAAGAGAGGGCATGAAGTGACGATCCACGCAATTGAGGAAGATGGTAATGAAGTTGACGCGTCAATGAAGTTCCCAATCCTCAGAAACGAATTGTCCAGTCTCAAAGACAACTTCACACTTGACGCATTCATCAACGGATGGGCCGAGGGTTACAGGAAGGGCAAATTCTACGGAGAGGACAGAGTACTGGACTACTTCTCACGCAAGATAAAGTCTAACGATTCTGGACTCTATGCGACAGTCTATGATCTACGCTGGATAAATGACAAGTGCATGAAGTCAGAGACACTTACAGAAAGACTCCAGTGCCTCGAATATAGCATCGGCATGACAGAACACATGAAGCTCATCGAGTCCAATGTTGTTAACAACGAAATGGAACTGATGGAATCTGTTGAGTTCCATGCACGAATGAGCGATTCACTTGGTTCAATGATCAGGTCAAGTCAAAGCGACCACTCGCACAACGGTTTAATCTTCCGACTCCATGAAGTATGGTCACAGGACGAGATAAACAATCTACCTGACTCAGCATTCGCACTTGTCGAATCCGGTGGCAAGAAGGATGAGTCTGGTCGGACAACACCAAGAACATTAAGACATCTACCATTCAGAGATTCTAATGGTGCTATCGACATTCCACACTTACGCAACGCTGTCGCAAGAGTTTCACACGTCAAGCTTTCAAATGGTGAACCGATTCCAAGAGAGAAGAGAGACGAGATTGTTGCGAAACTTCGAAGCCTTCTCGACAGTATGAACAAGGAGAAAGAGAATGGAAACAATTCAAATGCCACATGGCCTAAGATGC